TGCCGGTTTCGATGCCGGACGTGCCTGATGATCTGACGGATGCCGAGCGCGTCGAATATGAGCGGGCAGCGGGCGTGCTGTCGAAGATGCGCGTCATCAATGCCGCGTGTCGCGATGCGTTGAAGCTATACGCACGTCTGACGGTCGAAATGGATCAGGCGCATCAGCACGTGCTCGATGAAGGCTGCATCGTCGTCTCGCCTAACGGCTTCGGCATTGTGAATCCCTGGCTTGCCGTGCGGCGAAAGAATGAAGACAAGATCCTGAAGCTGATGCAGGAATTCGGGTTTACGCCTTCATCGCAGACGCGGATTCAGCAAGGCTGAAATGGCTGATTGGCGGCGCAAGTATCCGCACTTCGCTGCGGCGAATGATTACATGCAGGGCGTCGTCTCTAAACAGATTCCCGCGTGTCTGTTCGTGCGGCAGGCGTGCGAGCGTCAGCTAACCGATCTGGAGACGGACGGCTTGCCGTTTACGTTCGATCTCGGTCGTGCCGAAGCGATCTGTTCATTTCTTGAACAGCTTCCGCACATTAAGGGCGTGTGGGCGAAGCGCGGCGAACTGATCCATCTTGAAGATTGGCAGTGCTTCAAGCTGACGACGCCTTTCGGTTGGGTCTATACCGAAGACATCCACAACGACGAAGGCGATCTCGTTGCGCGCGAGGGAACGCGACGCTTCCGCACTGTGTATCTTGAGGAACCGCGCAAGCAGGCCAAGAGCACGATCGCGGCGGGCGTGGGCCTGTACATGATGAGCGAAGACGGCGAGCCTGGGGCCGAAGTCTATACGGCAGCGACGACGCGACAGCAGGCGCGTATCTGTTTCGATGTGGCGCGTCGCATGGCGATCAGATCATCGACGCTCGGCATCGGTGTGCGGGCGCATTCGCTTTTCCACGATGAAAGCGGCTCGCTCTTTCAGCCGCTGCACGCGCAGGGCGAAACGCTTGATGGTCTGAATGTCGCGGCAGCGCTCAACGATGAGCTGCACGCCTGGAAAAAACGATCGGTTTATGACGTGATCGAGACGGCGACCGGCGCGCGCGAACAGCCGCTGATGTTCAACATCACGACAGCGGGCGACAATCTCGAAGGCATCTGCTTCGATCTGCGCGCGTATCTCGTTCGTGTGTTGTCCGGCGCGGTGCGTGACGATGCCTTCTTCGGTGTGATCTGGACGATCGACGAAGACGATCGCGATCACTGGATGGAGCCGGAAGTCTGGCGCAAAGCGAATCCGAATTACGGCGTGTCCGTCTATCCGATGGATATGCAGGCGCTCGCGAAGAAAGCGATCGAGCTGCCGTCACAGCAGAATGCATTCCTGACAAAGCGGCTCAACGTTTGGGTGAATGCCAGCGTTGCCTGGATGGATATGATGCGATGGCAGCAAGGCTTCGATCCGCACATGAAGATCGAAGACTTTGCCGGCGAAGAATGCTGGCTCGGCGTTGATCTCTCATCAAAGATTGATGTCACTTCGATGGCGATCGTCTTTCGCAGAGTGATTGACGGCAAGCCGCATTACTACGTTTTCATGCGTCACTGGTTGCCTGAAGCGGCGGTGAGCAAAGATCGCTATGGGCAATATGACGGATGGGTTCGCATGGGCGCGATGCGCACGACGCCGGGCAATGTCATCGACGTTGATCAGATCGAGCGCGAGACGTTGGCGATCGAGCGCACGCATCGAATCAGCGAGCTTGCAGTTGATCCAGGACACAACAGCACGCAGTACGGCGTTCACATGGCGCAAAGCGGAATCACGACGATCGACATCAGGCCGACGACGGCGAATTTCAGCGAGCCGATGAAGTGGGTAGAAGCGTGGGTGACTGATGGCGTGCTTCATCATAATTGTCCGGTGTTGACCTGGATGATCAGCAACGTCGTCGCGCGCACGAACGACGTTGACAATATGTTCCCGAAGAAGGAAACGGCGACGAGAAAGATCGACGGCGCGATCGCTTTGCTGATGGCTGTGAATCGCGTAAAGGCCGCAGAAAGCGACTTCGATGTGTACGGTGAGCGCGAATTGGTAGTGATCTGAAAGAGGTTCAAGTGATGAAAGTTTTCACAGATGTGAATGGCGGCTATGTGATCCGGCGCGGCGATTCGTTTACGGTGACGGCACGGATCGGTGAGATCAGCGTCGAAAGCTGCACGCTATCGAGTGCGAAAGATGTCGAAGAATTCACGGAAGCACTTGCAGGCGCGGCGCGCGATGCATCACGATTGACGGGCAAACCGAAGTACAGGCCGGCAGTCACGCGTCGGCCCAAGGATGGTTGGCCGATAGCGATGGAAGTCAAAGGCTAAGTGAAATTAAGCACGAAAGAATCCGAGCTGACGCTTGATCAGCTCAGTGAGCGCTTGCAGCTTCTGCGCAGTGAGTCGGCTTCATTCAATGTGACGCCGGAGACAGCGCTGAAAGCGCCGACTGTTTACGCAATCGTTAACCGTCTCGCGTCGATGTTCGCGCAGCTTCCGTTCAGTGTGGTCGAGGATGAAGGCGACGGCATGCGCACGCGCAACGTCGCGCTGCCGAATCATCCGGTGACGCGGCTTGTCGATCGCGCGCCGAATGGCTGGCAGACGGCTTACGCCTTCAAGGCGCACATGATGACGGTGCTGTTGCTGCACGGTAACTATCTCGCTGACAAGGCCGGCACGACGCGCGGTGTGCCGCGCTGGCTTGTGCCGATCGAGGGCGGCACGTTTCGCGCTGAGATGGACACGCGCAGCCGCGTGACTTTCGAGATACAGCAGCAGGACGGGCGATCGGTCACACGCTCGATCGACGACGTTCTGTACATCACGTCGCCTGTATCGCTGAACGGGCTGCATGGACTCAGCCCTGTGAAGTGCTGCGAAACAGCGATCGCGCTTGAGATCAGCGCGCAGCAGTTCGGGCACAGTCTATTTTCGTCGAGCGCAGTACCTTCGCTGATCCTGACGCGTCGCGGTCGGTTCAAAGACTCCGAAGCGGCGAATGCATTCAAGCGCGCATGGGAAGCACTCTTTCGTCGGAAGCGATCGACAGCGGTGCTCGAAGGCGACGAATGGGATGTGAAACAGGTTCAGATGTCGAATGAAGATTCGCAATTTCTGGACACGCGGAAGTTGCAGCGCTCGATCATCGCCGGGATGTATAACGTGCCGCCGCACATGGTCGGTGATCTTGAGCGCGCGACGTTTTCGAACATCAGCTCACAGGCGCTCGAAGTGCTCATGTATACGCTGTCGCCCTGGCTCGAATGCATCGAGGGCGCGATTTCGAGATCACTTCTCACGCCTGAAGAAGTCGATCGTGGGCTGTTCTGTCGGTTCGATACGAAGCGGCTGATGCGCGGCGATCTTGCGGCGACTGCGGACTTCATTGCACGCATGCGTCAGTGGGGTGTCATGTCTGCGAATGAAGGGCGCTCTATGCTTGAAATGAACGCGCGCGAGGATGACTCAGGCGACGATTATCTGACGCCGCTGAATATGGTCGATCAGGACGGTGAAACCTCTGGCGCGGTCGGCGGCGGCAATTCCGGTGAAGATGGCGACGGGAATCCTGACGACGGCACTGATTCACGTGGACTTCGTTCGGTCGGTTGAATAGCATTCACATCGAGGTATAGCCGTGGAAATTGAACGCAAAGAAGTCGCCTTAGAGCTGAAGGAAGCCGATGACAGTGGCATTGTCACCGGATACGGCTCGGTTTTTGGAACCGAAGATCTCGGCGGCGATGTCGTTGCGAAAGGCGCTTTCAGCGAATCGCTGAAGACAAAGACGCCGCTGATGCTGTGGTCGCATGATCTATGGGCACCACCGATCGGGAAGTGGACGGAAGCGAAAGAAGACGATCACGGCCTGTATCTCGAAGGCAAGCTGTTTCTCGATGCCGGCGACCAGGTGAAGATGATCCATACCGGATTGAAAGAAGGCGCGATCACAGGACTGTCGATCGGCTTTTATTCGGATGTCTATGAAACGGACAAGGACACCGGCATCCGCACGATCTCGAAAGCGAGGCTTGAAGAAGTTTCGCTTGTGAATTTTCCGATGAACACTGAAGCGCGTGTCGCTTCGGTGAAGATGTATCAAATGCTTCGACGTGGCGAGACGCCAACGAAGCGCGATCTCGAAGCGATGCTGCGCGATGCAGGATTTTCGAGACAACAAGCCAAAGCGTTTATAGCTGAAGGCTTTCGCGGAATCAGAGCGCGAGACGCGGACGCTGATGATGCGCACGAGCTGGTCGCTTCAATGAAGCGGCTCGCTAAAACTATCATCACTTGAGGAATTGTCTGATGGAAATGAAAGAAGTTGTAGAAGGCTTCGACTTGCTGAATCGCGCGTTTGAAGAATACAAGAAGGTCAACGACGAGCGGATCGCTAAAGTCGAGAAGGGTGAGCCGGTCGCGGATCTCGAAGCGAAACTCGAAAAGATCAACGCAGACATTGCGGAGTATCAGAAGGCGCAGACGGCTTACGCGGCGGACATGAAGGCGCGCGACGAGCGGATCAGCGATCTTGAGGCCGAAATGGATCTGATGGCACGCAAGGGGCTATCGGTGAAGAAGACGCCGAAAGAGGTCGAGTACGAAGAAAAGTTCGTCGCGACGCTTCGATCGACGCGTGAAGATGGTTCGTGGGATCGCGCGGCGGTCAACGAGCTGAAAGCACTGGAACAGGAGATTCCAGAGCTGAAGGCCATTTCGGGATCGTCGGGGCCGGCGGGCGGCGTTGCGATGCCGCGTGAGCTGTCTCGCGAGATCGGTGATCTTCTTATCGAGCGCTCTCCGATGCGTCCGCTGGTTCGTCCGATCACAATCGGTGTGCGTACCTATAGTCAGCTTCTGAATTTGCACGGCGCGTCTTACGGTTGGGTAGGTGAAGAAGGCGCGCGCAACGAGACGGATACATCGACATTCCGCGAGGTTGCTCCGACGCTCGGCACGATCTACGCCTATCCGAAGGCGACCGAAGAATCGCTCGACGACATCTTCTTTGATGTGGCCGGCTTCATTCGTGATGAAGCGGTCGATGCTTTCGTCGAGGGCGAAACGAATGCGATTCTTTCCGGCAATGGCACGAACAAGCCGACAGGCATGCTCAACACTGCGCCGGTGTCCACGGCTGACGATGCTTCGCCGCTGCGTGCGGCGGCTGCGTACCAGTACGTGCCGCTGTCGAGCGCTTCGCCACTGGCCGGCATTCAGGCCGATGAGTTGATCACGCTCTTTTTCACGCTGAAGAAAAGCTATCGCGCATCAGCCACGTGGACGATGACGAGCCTGACGGAAGGCGCAATTCGCAAGCTGAAGGACACCAACGGTCAGTACCTTTGGCAGCCTGGTCTTCAGGCCGGCGTGCCGTCCGTGCTTCTCGGTCGTCCGATCTATGAGATCGAGCAGATGGACGAAATCGCCGCGCCGGCCGGTAGTCCGCTGGTCTACACGTATCCGATCATGTTCGGTGATTTCCGACGCGCTTATATGCTGGTCGATCGTGTCGGCATGCGGATCACTGTCGATGACAACCTGACGACGCCGGGCTATGTGAAGTGGTACGTTCGCAGACGTGTCGGCGGAATTCCTTTCAACAATGACGCGCTCAAGGTCGGCCGATATAGCAACAGCTAGACCGGCATCTAAGGGGATTCCACCACGGTGGAGAGGGCGGACCGTTGTCTGTATTGGCAGCGGTCCGTCTCTTTTGGCCGGCGACATCGAGCGCTGCAAGCGCGCCGGCTTTGGAACGATCGGCTGTAACGATAATTGGATCTTTCGGCCTGATTGGCTTTATGCGCCTGACATCGCCTGGATCAAAGGCACGCCGGCGGCGCACTCGCACCCTGACAAATGGACGTGTGATCAGCGCGTCGCGTCTGAGTTGCCTGGCTGGCAGTACATCGCCATTGATCACACGAATCAGGAAAAGGGTCTTTCGTTCGATCCGTTTCTGATTCATCACGGCAGCAATGCCGGCTATCAGATGCTGAACATCGCGTTTTTGTCCGGCGCTTCGAGGATCATTCTGCTCGGCTACGACATGCAGCGAACGAATGGCCAGGTCCGATGGAAAGGGCTTCAGCCGAAAGGCATCGAGAAGACTTCACCGGCATCAGACAAGTTTGCCGGCTGGCGGGCGAGTCTCGCCACGATGGTGCCGGACTTCGAGCGCGCCGGCGTCGAGGTCGTGAACTGTTCACGCGCGACCGCGCTGATGTGCTTTCGGCGCGCGTCACTCGAAGCTGTTCTGAGCTGACTTCCATCCTTTCATCCAGGCTCGACGAAAGGCGCGAGAAAACGTAACCGTGCCTTTGTATGTGCGTCGGTCCCGGTACGGGCAGGCGTCGCGCGTAAGGCCGGCATTGGCGGCTTCTTTGCCTTTTCTTTCTGCGGCATCGAAGGGTGATTGTTTTTTTCTCATCGGTTCTTGCGCGATCAATAGCTTACGAGCGCATCAGCGACCATCGAACAAATACTTACGCGCGGCGATTGCTCAAAAAATGAGCAAAAACAACGGCATGTTATAATATTACTGTTCTCGGGAATGGTTTCGAGAGCGCCGGCGGCTGCAACCGCCGGCTGGTTCTTTAACAATCTGGAGATTGCTATGAGTTCGAACAGCTCAGAGATTAGCACGTCCGTGCATTATTTCGCGACTTCGGTTTTCGGCTGGAATGTTGCGGATTCGCCTGAAGCGGCGAAGAAGCAGCGACTGTGGCTTGATGGTGATTACGTGAAGCAGGATTGGTATCAGGCCGCGATCGTTCGCGTGCCGTTGCCGAAGAATGCTGCGTATTCGATCCAGAATTACATGCCGCAAGTCGATGGCGCTGAAGTGGTTGAACAGATAGGCGATGAGCCATTCATCCATTTTCCGAAGAAGTCGTGATGAGGTCTAAGTAAGAGCTGGCTGGCGGGCTTCGGCTCGCCGGTCTTTTCCGTTATAGTCGCGCCATGTGGAAGCGGCTATCACTTCAATCTCCAGAAGACGCAGACATCCAGGAGCCTGTGACGCTCGATGAGGCGAAAGAGCACATCATCGAGCCGACATTCGACGGCAACGACGATTACATCTTTCGTCTGATCGCGGTCGCGCGTGATGAGGTCGAGCGCTTCACACATCGCGCGCTGATGAAGCGCCAGGCAACGATGGTGCTCGATTCGTTTCCGTCCTGGTCGATCGAGCTGCCATACGGTAAAGCGCAGTCGATCACGTCGATCGAGTACTACGATTCGAGCGGTGCCGTTCAGACGCTTTCAGGTTCGGCTTCGCCGGCGGTCTTTCAGGTCGATCTGACTGATTCCAGCGGAGCCGTAATCTCGCCGCTTCGAAACAGTGCCTGGCCGGTTGCCGATGTCGGCGCGATTAGTCCGGTCACTGTGAAATGGATCGCGGGCTACGCTTCCGCTGAGGCCATTCCGCCGATGATCCGTCATGCGATTCTCGGCCAGGTCGCGAAGTGGTACGAGCTGCGATGGGATGGTGACCACGCAGACGTGATGACGCCGCACTTTTATCAGGCGCTTTCGCCTTACGTGATTCCGATCGCCGCGTAGCAATGCATCCGTACTGGTTGCTGGTCGAGCCGTTGGGCTTTGCGCTTCTGGTGATGCCGAAGTGCGGAGCTAACACTGTGTGGGCTGCGATCGCCAGGCGTCTCGGTTACGACATCACGATACCGGCGC